CTTGGGGGAAGATGTGGCGGAATCTGGCGATCCGCTCACGGGTCCGCGACATGAGCGCGCCCGTTGGCTGCTCGCCCTCGGCGACTACTAGCAGGATCGCGCCGTACCTGAGGTTGACGTCGTCGTTGCCGTTGGCGCCTGATCGGTGCCGCAGGCCGCGGAGTTGGTACCAGTTGCCCGCCTGGTCGATCGCGACCTGGTATGCGATATCGGACCAGCCGTGCGTGTCCATGTGATAGTTCTGCCAGGCCCTCAGGGCCGCCATGACTCCCGCGGGTGTCTGGTACTTGGTGGTGGTGGCAGGCCAGTGGAGGGCGACGCCCTCGACCTGGTCCGGCTCGAGGCGGTAGCGCGCTCGAGGGGCTCGAGCGTTCCAGTCCTTTCGGCTGTACATAGTCACGGTAAGGCCCTCTTATCTCTCTGTGTTGGCGCTCAGTCGAGCGCGATCGGTGGCAAGCCCATGTAGGCGTACCCGTTGGTATTCATGGTGGCCGTCGAGATCGACACGTTGCCCGCGGAGTCCACGAACACGGCGTGTCCGGCTTCACCTACGCCGGTCGGGGACGCGCTCACGGCGTAGGCGAGGCTTGCTTGCGGACGGAAGCCTGCGGGGAGTGTGCAGATCGGCGTCAGGGCGGCGACGTTGGCACCGGTTCTCTTGACCAGGCCGCGTATGTACAGGAAGCCGTTCCGTTTCATGTACTGGCACGGCTGGAAGCCGCCGCCGTAGTCGGCCCATCCCGCGGCGAACGGGAGGGCGGTCCAGTTTGCGTCGCCCTGCGCGCTCGAGATCACGCCGGAGGTTGAGACTGCCTGCGGGGCGGCAACGGAGTTGTTGACGGTGAAGGAAAGATTGAGTTGCCACTTGCCGTCGTTGATCTTGTGCTCGAGGGCGGTGATGACCATTGCCTGCGAGATCCCCGCGTTAGTGTTGGCGACGGTCACCAGGTCCATGACGTCGAGGAACGCCTTGAGCGTCGTCACGTCGGTTGTGTCGCGGATCGGGATCTCGACGGCGTTGATCCGAACTGCTGGCGTGGCGTTGGCGGTGAGGATCGGCGCGGCGTAGGCCGCCGCCGCGGCGTCGGAGTCGGTGATCCCGACAACGGTGAAGTCGGCCGAGTGTGCGCCCCATTGGTCGATCGACGCCTGGTCGACGTAGGGGCCATAGGGGACCTCGACCTCGGTCCCGTTGGCGGCGTTGGTGCGTCGAAGCTTGACGTTCACAACGTTGATGCACCGGTCTGTGTCGTAGTCGACGGACAGGGCCGAGTACTTGGATTCGCTCAGGGTCGTCAGGGGCGTCGAGGGCATGTCCACCTTGCGCCAGACGTTGAGTACGCCCTTGCGGTCGACCCATGCATAGCCGAGGGTCGAGTCTCGGATCATGGCGATCTGGTCGAGCAGGGACCGGCTCGGCGTGGTGTACGCGGTGTATGGGTATGACACGGTGCTGATCCGCGACGGGACGCCTGATCCCTCGAGGGGCTTCCATAGCCACTTGGGGTCCGTGACGCCGAGGGTCCTGTTGATCTGTGAGAGTTCCGCGGCGGCGTCGACCGCGGTGAGAGTTACTCGAGCGCGCTTGGCGTCAGTCCGGGTCGGATCGTAGGACGTTTCCCCGCGGGAGATCTTTCCTCGGAACAGGGGCGACCAGAGGCCGGTGGCGTTGTTGAGTGCCATGAGGCGACACCGCTTGCCGGGTCGGACCAAGGTCGACTGTGACGGGTCAATACTGGCGTCGAGGATCTCGGCGGTGAGGATGCCGAGGTTCAGCGCGGAGCGGTTGACGGAGATCGTGTGGGTTGGCCCGATCACGTTGACCCATGTGGGGACGGGCGAGATCACGGGGAGGCCCGACAGGGCGGCCGACGTCGAGGCCTTCGCCGCGGTGGCGTCCTTCCAATAGATCGTGCCGCCCGCGGTGTTGCCGCCGCCCGCGGTGGCGAACAGGTCGACGCGGAGTCGCGCTCGCACGGTTCCGGCCGGTGCGAGTTGCGCGCCGAGGGACACTGTGACGCCGCCCGTGGTGTCGACGCGCGTGCCCTGTGTGACGGTGCTTGTGGCCGACGTCGAGAACACCGCGCCCGCCGAGTTGATCCACTCGATCGCGAGGCGGTACCAGGCGGTGACGCCGTTGAACACCGCGGCCTGGATCCGGGCCGCCGCGTACTCGCCCGCCGAGTGTGCCCAGTTCTCTGAGTAGAAGGCGTTTGGCACGCCGTTGGTCATGGCCCACCTAAGCCATTGGTCCGTACGTCCGGCCGGGGTGCCCACGTCGATCCCGTTGACCACGCCTACATCGGTGGTCCACCCGAAGCCGGAGCCCGCGACAATTCCCGTTGCGGGGAATGTCCAGAAATAGTCTGGGTCTGGCGGGTTTCTGATCTGGTTGACCAGGCCGGTCGGGGTCTGCTCGACCTCGAGCTTGAGGACGTCGGTGGTCTTGAATGTCTGGCGTGTCATGCGCCGCGCCGCCCTCCCTCGGAGTAGTACACGTCTAGGTCTGCCTGGATCTGACGGCCTCGGGTGAGGGCGTCGAGTTGCTGCGCGGTGAGGGTCACGGCAACGCTCTGCCTGTTGGCGTCGGCCTTGGCGGCAAGGAAGGCGTCGAGGGCCGGTGAGCCAAAGCCGCGCTCGAGCGCGCGGCCGAGGGTCTCGCCCTGGCGGCGGACGTAGTTCTCGTCTAGGCCGAGGGTCAGGCCTTGCACCGTGAACCGGCCGAGGTCGCGGAACACTCTCGAGGGCGAGTTGATGCCGAGGGCTTTCTTGACCGCCCGGACAAGGGCCTTGGCGAGTTTGGTTGCCTGCTCGGCGAGGGCGTCGGCGTTGGCGGCGAGGCCGTCGACCAGGCCTTGAGCGGCCTGGATGCCAGCGCCGTACATTGCCTGCGCAGCGTTGCCGCCGAGTTGGGTTCCGGCTGCGGTGAGTTGGGCTTGCAGGGAGTTGATCTGCGCGATGGCCGCGGGACCGCCCGCAAGGATCGCCTGTGCCGTGCCGATGCCGCCCTCGACGCCCGCGTTGATGAGTTGCTGGATCGAGGTCTCTGAGAGGCCGGACTGCCTGAGGGCGTCGATCATGTTGGCGAACTGCTGCGCCTGGTCGACCTTGGCCTTAAGCGGGCTTCGGGTCTGCTGCGCCGACCCGAAGCCCGCGCCGCCGCCGAGTTGGGTCAGGTTGCCGAACTCGACCACGGAGTCTTTGATCGACGCGGCATAGTCGGCCGCGGTGGTCTTGATCGCCTCGAGCGCGGAGCGGGCCTGGTCGAGGGCGGCGTTGTTGGCGTCCTGTGCTCGGCCTACTGCCTTGATGGCCTGCTCTTGGTCGCGGAGCCCCTTGAGGATCTTGGCCTGTTGCGCGTCGAGCCGCTTTTGGGCCTTCTCGAGGGCCTTGTCGAGGGCCTTCCCGTCGAGGGTCTTGTTGAGGTCCGCGCGGATCTTCGCGAACTTCTCTTTGAACTGCTGATCGATGTACTTGGTGACCCTGTCAATGCCAGCGGTGATCCCGCTCAGGCCCTGGAAGCCGTCGACCAGGCCCGCCAGGAAGTCTTGCGCCTGCCGCTTGCCCGCGATCCGCTCGACGGAGCCCGCTGGAACGTCCCTGGTCCCGCCTGCGCCTGGTAGGGGGACGTCCTTCCCGCCAGGGGTGCGGATGGTGTCGACGCGGATTGTCACGGTCCGGTCGTGGAGGTTGTTGATCTTGTCGATGAGGGACTGGACCTGTTGCGCGGACAGGTCCGCGTGAGTGGCCTCGACCAGGGTCTTGACCTGCTTGGGCTGTAGGTCAAACTTCCGCTTGAGGCGGTCGATCCCCTCGGCTGAGGTGTCGAGGCCGGGTGTCTTGACCTCGGTGCGGAGTTCCTTGGGAAGCCCCTTGAGGGCCTCGCGCCATGACTCCGTACCCTCGGCAACGGCGCGGATCTCGCGACCGGCTTCCTTGAACTTGGGGATAGCGCCGCCGAGGTAGGCCGCGACGTTGACAGAGGCGTCCGAGAGGGCGTTTTGCCGGTCGGTCGCTCGAGCGCCGCCCACGGTGGCGTACTTCTGTGTCGCTTCGTTGACCCGCTTGAGGGCTTTCTCCTGGCCGAGGATCGCCGAGACGACGTCACGGGTGTTCAGGCCAAGGGTCTTGATCGAGCCGGTGAGGCCCTGCGCGTAGAGGTCCTGCGCGACCGTCTGGCGGGCCTGCTTGGTCATTGCGCCCGTGGTCTGGTCGAGGGCGTCACGGAGGTTCAGCTGCGCGCCGCGGAGGTCGTCGGCGTTTTGTTGCATGGCCCGGACGGAGTCGCCCGCGTTGTCGAAGGATCGCTTGAGGCCAATGAGCCCGCCGCCCGCGCCGCCGATGAGAGCGCCGATGGGGCCGCCGAGGGCGAAGCCGGTTGCCGCGCCGCCGAGGGTTGTCTCGAGCGCGCCGAGTGCCTTGTTGCTGCGGGTCGCGCCATCGGCGAGCAGGACCATGCCGCCGATTCCTGCCGCGGTCCTGGCGGCCGAGGCGAGGGCGGCGGTCCGGGTCTCGGCGGTCTTGACGCCCGTGACGAAGTTGGCAAGCGGAGCCTTGACCGCGGTCAGGGCACCGGAGATCTTGGGGAACGCCAGGGCCGCAATTGCGATCTCGATCCCGACGTTGCGGATGGGCGACGGCAGGCCCGCGAAGAATCCGACCAGGTCCCCGACGACCTGGCCGGCCGTTTTGATTGCGGGGATCGCGGTGTTCAGGAACTCGCGGCCGAGGTCCTGCAAGTTGTCGCGGTTGTCGCGGAACCAGCCTGTTAGGTCCTGAATGACAGGGCCTAGTTTCTGCGCGGCCGAGGCGGCGAGTTTCTCGACCGCGGGAATGCCCTTGCTTAGCAGGTAGTTGCCGAGGGCATTGACTAGCGGGAGCAACTTCCGGCCGAGGTCCTCGGCGGTCTCGGAGAGCGCGAGTTTCATCCGGTCGAACTTGCCCGCGGCGGTGTTGGCGGCGGTCGAGGCCGCGCCTTTGTAGGTCTTGGCGAGGTCTGCCGTGACCTGGTCGAGGGTCTTGGTGTGACCCGCGGCGTCCTTGATATTGACGCCGAGGCGGGTCAGGCCGGACAGGTTGCCGCTCTGTGCCTTGGATAGGGCCTCTGTGACGGTGGCAAGGTCTTTGTGTCGCCCGGCTGCTACGTCGGCGGCGATGGCTGCGAGCCGCTGCGCCTTTGCTACGGAGCCGGTGGCGATCGCGAGTTTTCCGAGTGCTGGCCTGAGGTCGTCGTCGGCGATCCCCAGGGACCGTCCCATCGAGGAGATCCACTCCTCGTTTGCGGCGATCTGTTTCCTTGAGGCCCCTGCCGCCTGAGAGAGGGTCTGTGCCAGGACGGCGGCTTGCTGCGCGTCGTTGGCGGCGGCCTGCGCGAAGTTCACCGCGGCGTACGCGGCGAGGCCTGCGCCGAGTGCCGCCCCGGCCGCCGCGAACTTGGCGGCGGCCGCGGCGACGCTGCGGAACTTGGAACCAAGACGGCCGGTGGCGGTCTCTGTGGCGCGGATCGATCCCAGCGCCGAGGAGGCGTTGCCGAGGATCGCTATGCGGATCGGTCCGGCCATCTTGGTTTCCTCGTTTCCCTGGTAAGGCGGGCTTATCTGCGGAGTTTCGTGGCGGCTTTCCAGTAGGCGTCACGCTCACACGCGGTGAGGGTGAGCCATTCAGCCTTGGTCTGCCCTGTGGCGATACACCAGATGGCGATCGCCTCGGCGGTTAGCCGTCGAGCTCGGAGCCTTTTCCCGCCTCGGTGTCCGGGTCCTCGGGGTCGATCTCGCCGCCCTCGTCGTCGGCGAAGTAGGCCATGACCTCGCGGAGCGGGAGGTCCATGGCGGCTTTCTTGCTCGCCTGGACGTTGGTCTCGCCGCGACGGTGAACGTCGGTGAAGATGAGCGCGCGGAGTCCCATGGTGGGGTTGTTGTCGAGCAGGTGCGAGAGGGTGTCGTTGAAGTGCTGGGAGATCCCGATCTCCTCGAAGCCGGTGAGGCTCTCGCCCATTTCCTCGATCGTCATGGGTGAAGTGTTGGTGGTCATGCAAGGCCCTTCCTTCGTATCTGGTGGTTGATCTCTGCCTCGAGTCGCCGGACGGCGATCGGGGCGTACTGCTCGTCCGCGCTCTGCATGTAGCGAGCCGGTGCGATGTTGCGGGCGTGCCATCCGTAGTTGATCGCCCCTGCGTACGGGACGGTTGTCCCGCCTGCCGCGACGACTGCCTTTGACTTGGCACGGTTGCCGCGGACGCCACCGGACAGAGTCCCCTTGAGTCGAGGGGTGTTCCGTGCGATGACGGCCGCGGCTTCCCTGGCGATGGTGGAGAAGGCATCCTTGAGGTCCGCGATCTCGAGGCCGAGTCGCTCGAGATCGCGGACCGTGGCGTTGAGGTTCTCAACCTTGACCAGGACGACCATGGGTCAGGTGGTGACCTTGGTGGGCTTCGCCGTGAAGTCCCAGGAAACCTCCACGGTCCACCGGGCGGTGGTCGAGGCGTCGGCGTCGCCGCCGATGAGGGTCCCGTCCGGCTCGGTGATCGTCACGTTGCCGCTGTAGTGCGGCTGTGTGGTCGACGCGGCGGCGTTGCCGTAGGGCTTGACCAGGGCGGCGACGGTGGTGCCCGCGGCCGACCAGATCTTGTCCCACAGGCCGACCGCGGCGTCGAGGTCCTGAGTGAGGACGAACTTGAGGGAGTAGATCCTCCCGCCGCCTGCCGCCGCCTCGCTGAAAGTCGTCTGGTCGGAGTCGGCCGCGCGAGAGACGATCTCACAGTTGAAAACCTGCGAGGTGTAGTCGGTCCCTCCGATGCTGACGGTGAGCAGGCGGGTGCCTAGTGCGGTCATGCTGTTTCCTCTCTGTGTCCTGTGAACACGGCGCACGGCACGGAACCGGCTCCGAAGTCGATGAGTTGCGGGGTGATGGTTGTGACTACTAGCTCGGCCGCGACGGCTTCACGGAGAGCGGGTCCCTTGGCCTCGAGGTATTGCTCGGAGGCCGACAGGTCTTGTGGGAGGACGAGAACCAGGGACCAGTGGACTACGCCACCGAACCGGTTCGGGTACTCGGTGCGGTCGTACCTGACCATGACGTTGCCGGGGTTGGTCGCGACAACGAAGTTGGGCAGGCCGACCAGGCCCTCGACTGTCGAGGCTGCGGCGGCGAGGACCTGGCGTACGTCGGCGTTGCCTCTCATCCGACTCGCACCTTGCGGAATGGCGCTTCAAGACGGCGGATCTCGGAGTCACTCGAGCCGATCCGAATCCCGCCGCCCTCGACCTGCTGGACGGAGAGCGGAAGGTTGCGCATCGCCAGGTTGCGGTGAACGCGGCGAAACAGGGCCTCGGCGAGGTCGTCGGGCCACGCGGTAGCGGTGGCGGCGGGGACGCGACAACGTCGGGCCTGTGACTTCCGCTCGGCGGCGAGGGCGTCGGTGAACTGGTCATCCGTCCAAGACGCCGCCGCCTGGCCGAGGTAGGCCTTGCAGGCGGCGACGTCCGGGACCGTGCTCACTTGACCTCGACCTCCTGGCCGTTGACCAGGAACGTGCCCGCGACGTCGAGGACGTACAGGCCGCCCGTGACGGCGGTCTCGACGCCGCCCGGACGCTGGACGGTCTCGACGCCCTCGAGGACGTCGCCCACCTTGTAGGCCTTGGGCTTGCTGCTGCCTGTCATGCGGTCTCCCCTTCCTTCGCCTGGTCCTCGAGCGCCTGGTCGAGGCTCTCGAGCAGGTCGCGGTATTCGGCGTTGGGCATGGTGTTGATGCTGTCGAGGTCGACGCGGTCGAGGTCGTTGAGGGCCTCGAGCCGCACGAGGACGGCCTCACGCTTCGCAACCAACTGCTGCGCGTCGGGGCCGGTGACCTCGAGCAGGTAGGCGTCCCTCGCGTCGAGTTCCGCGTCCGCAAGGTAGCGGTCGTCCGCGGGCCGGACTGCGCCGCGGTCGTTGCGGCCGACGTACTCGGTCGGTGCGGCCGAGGCGGGCTGACCCGCCTCGACCGCGGCCTTGGTGCGCCGCGTCATCAGACGTCCGCGGTGGTGTAGTCGATCGGCTTGACGTCGGAGTCCCGCAGGACCGCGGATGCGCCGTAGCCCCAGATTGCCATGTCGATCGACTTGACCTGGTACTCGAACGTGAACCGCTTGGGGGTCGACGCCCAGGCCCAGACGGAGGTGGGCACGAAGTTGTATGACTTCTTGTCGTTGCCGGTGCCCAGCGCCCAGGCCGCCCGGATGTCCTGGTTGCCGAGGTTGACGCGGTCGAAGCCGCCGCCCGTGGTTCCCTGCGCGTTGCTCGGGCCGACCACGGGGAGCAGGTGCCGACCGGCCGAGTCCTTCGCGCCGACCAGGGCCGGGAACAGGTTCCCGTCCGCGGCGAAGGCCGTGAACCGGTTCCCGCCGCGGACGAACTGAAGGCCCGCGAAGTAGCCGGTGAGGGCGTCGACCAGAGCGGCATCGACCGCGCTGGCAAGGTTCAGCTCGGCGGTGGGAACCGCGGCGAGCAACGTTGCGATCATGGCCTCCAACGACTCGTACCAGCCGTTGAGCATCTCGGCCCAGATGATCTGGTCTGCCTGCGGGGAGCCGCCCTGGTCCCAGACCTCGCGGACGATCTCGATCTTGCCGGACTTGGGGGCCGGGGTGATCGTCTGGGAGGTGGCTGCGAACGCGCCAGGGGTGGGCTCGACGCCCTCGGTGTGAGCGCCGACCAGGCCGGACGCCGAGGAGAACTTGGGCACCGTGAACGGGGTCTTGTCCTCGACCACGCCGGTCGAGACGAGATCCCAGAGGGGCCGCTGGAACGTCAGGTTGGGCACGTAGAGGTCTGGCCGGTTCTGCGTCGGGTTGAGGCTCGACACGTTGGCCGTCGACACGGCGAATGTCTCGAGGTCGGCGGTGAACTGCTCGATCCGCTGGCGGGCCTCGGCGTTGCCCTGCTGCGCGTCACGGAGGTCCTCGACGAACGAATGGGCGGCGGCGGTGCCGTCGAAGCGGTAGGGCGAGGGCTCCTCCACGGTGAGCCCCTCGGTGGCCGACACGCTCTCGCGGGTCTCGGCCTGCGGGTGGATGAGGGCGAAGCCATCGGCGATCGCCTGCGCGATCGGAGCGACGTCGAACGTCGGAGCCTCGGCGGTGGCCTCGGCCTCGGCGGGGGTCGCCTCGGGTGCGGTGGTGGTCATGCTGTTCCTTTCCTGGACGTCGAAGGCAACGCTCCGAACACGCGCCCCACCGAAGACCGGTGCAGGCGTGAGACTGATCTCTTGAATGGGGACGTCTACGGCGTGGTACACGCCGTCCTTGACCGCAAACCGGGCGGTCTCGTGGGGGCCGATCGAGAGGCCGTCCCAGACGCCGTCCTCGGCCATGGTGAGGGCGTGGTCACCCTTGGGGCCGCGGGCGATCTTGAACGCGACCTCGAGGCCTTCGTTGGTGCCGATGGCCTCGAACAGGACGCCGACTGCCTCGGTCTTGTCGTGGAGGCCCCACAACTTCACGCTCGAGAGGGTCTGACCGTAGGGCCGGACCGTGCCGTTGGCAAAGGTCCACTTGCGGCCACCCTTGACGCCGATGACGTCCCACGGCACGGCGAGCCCGCGAATGACTCGGGCCTCGCGGTCGACGGAGAACACCGGGCCAACGACGGCCTCGACGTCGAAGCTTGAGACGATCTCGCCCTGGTCGGCGGTGGTGGTCATGCGGTCTCCTGTTGACTCGGAAGGGCACGGAGCGGCGTCGGTGCGGGGGCCTGGACCTGGTCGGCCTCGAGTGGCGGCTTGTCCTCGAGGCCGCGGATCTCGTCCTTGCCGATCGCGCCCACCTCGAGGCCGATCTTGTAGGCGGCGAACCGCTCGGCGGGGCTCGAGCGGAGGAAGGCGTCGAGGTTGAACTTGGCGTACTGGCCGCGCGGCGTGACGTCGCCCATGCTGACCCTGTCCTCGAAGGCCTGGCGGTAGAGGCCGAGGGTAAAGTCTGTGAAGGCCTTGCGCCGCTCGAACATGTTGGCGTAGGTCCTCGAGGTGGTCGATACGCCGAGTTCCTCGGGGTCGATGCCCGCCTCCCGCGCGATCTCCAAGACGGCGTGCTGCCGCTGCTCGGCGAGTTGCAAGACCTTGGGGTCGAAGCCCGCGGCGTTGTACTTGAGGGCGGCCGGGACGTAGGCGGTGGTCCGGGTCTGGCGGGCTCGCGACCAGTCATCGAGGAACGCGGCAATGGCGGCTTCCTCCTCGGCCTGCGCGGCTTCCTCGTCCTCGAGGGTCGAGGCGAACGGGTCGACGCCGTCCTCGGCCGGTGAGAACCAGTCGAGAGGCGGTATGCCCTGCGCGGCGTTGGCCGCGTAGGCGTCGAGCGCCAGGCACGTCCGGATGGCTCGAGCCCCAGCGATGAGCAGGCCCTCGGTCGGGGAGTCGAATCGGATGAGTTCCCGGTCGGGGACCTCGCGGCCGTCGACCATGACCCGCCCGCGGTCCTCGTCCACGGCGACCTGGCGCGGCTTGAGCCGCTTGACGTAGGCAGGCCATACGCCGTTGAACTCGGTAATCCTCCACCAGGCGACGCCCTCAAAGAGCATGTCCTCGAAGGTGCGCGCCATGGTCACGGATCGCGGGACGCTGCGCTCGGGCTGCTCGAGCAGGGGGCATCGAACCTGGCGGCGGTCCTTGTCGAATACGTCGATCGGCAGGCCGCCGAGGGTGCCCGCGATGAGGTCGCGCGATCGCTTCACGGCCGGGACCTGGATGGCTGCTCGGCGGTCGATCCGCGGTGCGGCGGCGGTCGAGCCGAGGTAACTCTCGACGCCGACCACGGTTGACGGGAATGAGGTCTCATCCACGGCGAAGCCCTGGACCTGGTCCGGGTCGACGGCAGGCGGCTCGAGGTCGAGGCCGATCAAGTTTCGGAAGAATCCCACGGCCGGAACCTTGCCGTCCGTGAGCGCCGATTCGGCGGCGACACGCCGCGGAGGTCGAACACTTGTTCGAGGCCGGCCGCGGGCTAAGGCCGCCTTACCGTCGATCCGGCTAGGCCGACGCCAGGTGTACGCGAGGTGCTCGCGACGTCGAGCGGGCCTGAGATTGACTCGCCTCGATCACCCACGCCGCGGCCTTGACGGCGTCCGCTCGAGCGGTCGACGCCATCCTCAGTCCGTCGACTCCCTTGAGTGTCCGGGCCTCGAGGATCTGCTCGGTGAGGTGGTCGCCGCCGTCGTGACGGAGCGTGTCCTCTGTCAGGTAGCGCGAGATCGCCCCGATCGACGCCGAAGCTCGGCCGGTTCTCGCCTTATGCCGGACCTTTTTTACGGCTGGATCTGTGACCAGGGACGCACCCACCTCGACCACGCCGCGGTACCTCGAGGCCCTCACGGCGGCGACGGCCGCCGCCAGGTCGGCGTGGTCCTGGACGGACACCACCGATCGGGACCCTCGACGCCACGCCAGGGCCACGCTCACGCCCTGGCCGGGGAATCCCTCGATCGCGGCGGCTCGAGGTATCCCGGTCGGCGCGTCCTCGACCAGGGCCGCCCAGGCGTCGGCGTCGAGGACGGCGTCCCCTCGAGCCGACTTGGTCTCGCGGAGTTGCCAGACGTTGAGGTACTGCGCGGTGAATCCGGCCATGGGGTCAGGGTCGTCAAACTCGGGGTCACTCTCGCCCGCTAGGGCCTTCTCGTACTTCTTGGCGATCATGCGCTCACGCTGCGGGGACCAGTGTGGGGACGCGCTGCGCCAGGCGTCCGGGTCGCCAGGGTCCGCACCGGGCGGGGCCGCCCAGAGGAGGAGCAGGGTCGACGGGTCATCGATCGTCAGGGCGTCTGATATGTAGGTCCGCATGAGGGAGGTCGCGCGGCGGTGCGCGGTCGACGTCAAGTGGATCTGAGGACTCGACCGCTCGAGGGTTGCCGGTTCCATGCCCTCGGTGACGGTGTCGGGCTTGACGTCCCAGCACTCATCCCCTAGGCCGAGGGTGCAGTCGTACCCGTAGACCGCGTCCTGTGCCCGAACCATCCACCGGTCGCCGTTGAGGGTCTCGACGGCTTCCTTGCCGTTGGCCTTGGTGACGGCATCTTTGCCCCAGCGGTCGAGGGCGTAGGGCCACGCGCCGCGCTGGATCTCGCGACAGATCGCGATATCGGAGCCTGTGTGGATGATCGTCTGGACCTCGCCGAACAGGGCCTCTCCGAACTCCATCCGCCACAGGGCCACCGATCGAATCCGGACGGACTTCCCCGCGCGCCGAGGGCAGGACTCGACCACGGTCTCGTAACAGAGGGTGCCGTCCTCGCGGTGCTCGAGTTGCCGGACGATCGCGAGGGCCTGCCACCACCGGAGTTTCGGTGTGCGTTTCTGTGTCGCCTCGACCCACGACACGGCATCGGGCACGTCGGCCGGGAGGTGAGTGCAGAGGCTCGAGCCGTAGGAACAGATCGCGTCCTCGGCCGGGAGTGTCATCGCGTACGGCGGGGCCGCGTCCTCGGGCACGTCGGCGAACTCGGCCAACCAGGGGTACTCCCGAAGCCGCTCGGCCGACCATCTGAGGTCGTCGCGCACGTTGGCTAGTGCCGTGTTGGTGAGCGGGCCTGTTGGCCTGGTCGTGAGTGTCCCCTCGGGGAGAGAGAGCGGAAGG